ATCGGCATCAGAAGCATCGACACTTTAGGCCAGCAGCTCGCCTACACGACACCGGAGGTGATCAGCCTCATGCGACGGGAAGCGCCGCAGGACGACATGCTCAACGAACCACTGAGCTTCGAACGGCTTGGCAACACGGGACTGCTCTCCTGCGGTCTCAACAGGTTGGCCACCATATTGAACCACGGGATAGTACTCGGAAGAGAGCAGGAACCCTATGAGTGATTGGCATGAATGTTTCTGGAAGAAAGTTGATAAGCAAGGGAAGAACGATTGTTGGGAATGGAAAGCATACAGAAAACCAGATGGATATGCACAGTTTCACTTAGGCCAGAAATGGATTTATGTTCATCGGTTTGCTTATGAGGACGCATACGACCAACCAATCCCTCCTGGAATGGCAGTTGACCACAAGTGTCATAACCGAGCTTGTTGTAATCCTTACCACTTACAGGTTGTCACTTATCGCCAGAATAGCGAAAATCGTCAGGGTTGCAGGGGGTTCAGCCATATTCGAGATGTGTTTTGGGTAAAGAGTAAAAGCAAATGGCGAGTTTCTGTTACGCATAATTATCGCCAATATTCGGGTGGATATTTCACCGATGTCCATAATGCAGAAAAGGTTGCCATTGCTTTACGAAACCACTTAATGGCCAACAATTTACTTGACAGAGAAAAGAGTGAGTCATGACACAGGAATACGAACCAATAGAGCTGACGGATGATATGCCGGAGCCAAAAGACGAAGGAACGTATTTTCTTTTACTCGTAAGAAGGCGGTGACGGGCGATGAGCGTGGTTACTGATTCGTGTCGTGTGATTGCGGATGGTGATGTTCGGGCAATAGGCGTATTCAAAACCCGTGGGCACCCACTCTACCGAGCGGAAATGCTCCCCTGGAGACCCATATTCAGCACGAGGGAAACAGCAATGGAAACGACACTCGCGTATTTCAACAGCAAGGAAGGAGGTGGTGAGGGTGAGGATTCGAACGATTAAGCCGCAGCTGTTTACAGACGCTGACCTGTCCTCGATGGGACTGTTTACTCGATATCTTTTCGTTGGTTTGTTCAGTTACTGCGATGACAATGGTGTGGGGTTGGATGATGAGGCGCTGATCTGCACGCAGTTGTTCCCCCATGATTTCTATGAGCATCCGAACGAGGTGCGTCAGCAGGTTCACAACGCGCTTCTGCAACTCTCCGGAAAATTACCGGAAGACTCCGGAAAATTACGGAAGGTGTTCCTGAAGCGGTATTGGGATGGAAAACACCATGTTTTTTACCTGGTCAACTGGGATAAACACCAGAAGATCAGCCACCCCGCGAAGAGTGAGTTTCTTCGACCTGACGAAGTGCCCGAAAACGTTGAAATTCCAAGGGATGGGGGGTTGTTTCCGAATGACTCCGGAAAATTACCGGAAGACTCCGGAAAATTACCGTCTGGAATAAGGAATAAGGAAGGGAATAAGGAAGGTATTACTTCTTCGTCGGAAATCGCTGACGCGAAATCCGATGAGGAGAATCCCGATGCCGTCGCTCTGTGCGATCATCTACGTCAACGCATCATCGACAACGGTTCGAAACCGCCGAAAGTAACCAAGCGGTGGCTGAACGAGGCTCGGCTCCTCATCGAGACGGATCATCGTCCATTGAGGCAAGCGCATGCGCTCATCGACTGGTGCCAACAAGATTCCTTCTGGAGCCCCAACATCCAAAGCATGGCCAAGTTCCGTGAGAAGTACGACACGTTGCGGTTGAAGGCAGAACGAGCCAACCCACGTTCCAAAGCCCAGCAGAACCAGGACACGAACGAGCAGATGGTCCGCAGATACGCCCAGGACGCTAAGAACGCCAGACAGGCAGAACAGTTGAGGTTGGGGGCATGACCATGAACAACGACTACTGGGATACCGCCAGAGGCAAGCAGCGTCTCGCCGACGCCAGCCTCCTGCTCACGAAGATCGGTGCCCACCATGGCAACGCTGTTCCTTCGGACCTGCAGGTGAGGACTTTCGCTGAGGAGCTCGTTGACGACTACACTCTCGCTGATGCATTGGAGGCGATACGCCAGTTCTACATGACCAATGACAAGAGCAAGTGGATGGGATCCGCACACGTGAACTCGGGTATGCGCATGCTACGTAGGAAACGCATCCCCGAAGAAGCAGGGATCGAGACCCTAATCGAACGGGCCGGCATCGACGAGCAGCACATGCTCACCTACCGGCGTGACCTCATCAACGGCATCAAACACGGCTACACCGTCGAACAGGCGCACGCTAGAGCCGTCAACCACGCGCACAGCCTCGTCATCGAAGCCCCACCCGCCAAACCCCGCAAACCCCGGCAATACCATTTCGCAGGCCGCATCGACCGCATGAACATACACGACGTTTTAGGAGAAACAACATGAAGCACATCAGGATAGTGGCCGCGAAGATCCGGCCCGAAATCTTCCAACTCATCACCACCGGGCAGAAACGGTTCGAAGTACGCAACGAGGACTTCGAGCAAGCCACGGTCATCCAGTACATCTCGACCGATGAAAGCCACGAGACACTCGGCTTCTATGAGATCAATCGCGCAAGCGAAATCGAGACCGCGGACCGAGAACTGCTCTCGTTAATAGCCTCGGTACCCAAGTCGATCATCCGTGAACTATCTCTTGGGGGCTTACGGCACACCTATGTGGCCAACATCGGCGACCGCATCGACAACATCCAGGACTACCTCACCGGAAAGGCGACACAATGACCAACCACATCGAACAAGCCAAGGAACTCGCTCGCAATGCGGCCACGGCCCAATCTTCTATGGAATATACTCTCGCCGCCAGTTCTCATGCCCTTATTGCCATTGCTGAACAGCTGCGGATAGCGAACCTGATCGGATTGAACCAGGAGGCCCGCGTCAACAGTCCGACCGCCCGGAGCCTGTACCAGGTGGACGATTCACAGTTCGGGTCGATGGTCAAAGGATTGCAGCCCGACATCGCCGAGGCGTTGGGTATCGGTGGTGGCTCGGATGACTGAACGCCATAACAGCCCTCAGAGCGGCCCGGTAGACATCAAGACCAATAAGGATAGCCATCACCACTCCCAAGAGCACACAGGGCCCGCTAGGGGGCAAAAAGAGGCATATACGCCAACCACCGAAGAAGTGCGCTCGAACTATGACCCATCCATAGCTGATCGATTCCAGAAGTTCTTCTCGAACCACGAACATCGCAAAGAGGACTATGCAGAGCTCTCAAAGGCTATCGATGCAGAATTCGACCGTTGGCTACGCAAAGTGAAAGCCAAAGCTTGGGACGAAGGATACGTTTCCGACTTCGAGGAGGATAAACGATTTGGCGCAACGCCCAACCCTTACGAAAGCGAGGAAGCATGAGTCGTGAGAAACAGTACGAGCACGCGATCCAACTCATCCGCGAAGGAGCCGACGACGACCGGCTCCGCCGCGAATTCGGCTACAACCAGAACGTAATCAACGGACTCCGGCAATCACTCGCAGACAAGGGGCCAACATGGTGAACGTCATCGTCGGGTGCCAGGTCTGCGGCGCGGAGACCAGCGGAGGGAGAGTGTGCGGCAACTGCACGACCGGACTGGCGCACACCCTGCGTCACCTGGCCGCACGCCTGCCCGACCTGCGTATCGTCGCCGCGAAGAAGGCCACGGTCATGGCACGCGAACAAGGCCACGGGTCACGCACAGTCGCCCCGATTCCGTTGAACGCCGGAGCCTGGCAACTACAGCAAAGCATCGAAAAATACGCCGTCACCCTCGCCGGTGTGCTCACACTCCCATACCGGAAACTTCCCGCCGAAAGCCTGTTGAAAGGCGCAGCATCACGCACACCAGCATTGATGCAACGCAGGGACGCGGCCAGCATCAACACCCTCGCCACCACCGCCAGCAGACGCCTCGATCGACAGTTGGAGCCACCACAATCACGGATCCTCATCGGACAATGCCCCTACTGCGGCGACGACGTATGGAGCAGCGACGACGACCTAGCCGCAGGCTGGCAGCCATGCAACTGCGGACAAACCATCAACATCCCATCAGTCCAAGAGCAACGCATCTTCAAACTCGCCATATCCGACGCACAAGGCACCGCAGCAGCATTAAGCAAACTACTCAAAAGCTGCGGGATCACAGTACGCAGGCAGACCATCAGCGAGTGGAAACGACGCGGCATCATCAACAGCGTCAGCACTCAAGACGGTAAACCGGTATTCCTGCTCTGGGACGTGTGGGCGGCGGTCACCCGCTAACTGTGGACGTTATTTGCAATTCCTGACTGTGGACGCCATACTGGTTAAAGTTGATTATTTTCATATGCGGGGCTCGGGAGCAATCTCGGGCCCTTCGTCATTCTTGCCGTCATATAGCGGGCGGCATGATTCCTCTGATTCCAAACGGCTGGCGGTTAACTAAAGCGGGTTCGACTCCCGCCAGAGGAACTGGCAACACAGCTATGCAGTGCTGCCTAACGTAGACACGTCCCGGTGCGCTGAGACGTTTCGGGTACCGGTCGAGCCTACAAGTCGACCATCAATACTTGCCGTCATATAGCGGGCGGCAACAATCCATGTCGGTCGCACGGTGCGATGACGGTCTCCAAAACCGTCAGACTTGGTTCGACTCCAAGCCGATATACCAAACCCGGTGGCCTTTACACCTTTCACCACCAGGCACCACACTTTCAAACAATGGAGGCAATCATGGCAGAACAACCAGTCATCCACGTGAAGGTCAAACCCGACCTGAGCGAAATGAAAACCCTGCTGCACGAGATCATCGACTGCATCGACAACTACGAGCAGCAGGGCAACGAGAACCGAGAGAGCTAGACAAGCCCCTCTTTCACGGCGCACTCATGATGGACCGGAACAGTACCAGGTTCCGGGTTCCCATCACTTTGGATGGGCTTGTGACAGACCGCACACTAATGCTGGTGCTGCGCGGCGATCTTGTTCACTGCATCCGAGAGCAGGGCACCACCACTTTACGGAAGGCAGGACACATGGGCACCGAGATGGTCATATGGAAGCCAAGCCTTGAACATCAACTCCGCATCGCATGCCAGGTAAGGCAATGCGTGAAACAAGTACGACAGTGCTTCAACGCTGTCGGGCACATGATCTCTCAAGCCATCAGCACTCTGGCTCCACTCGTCAAGAACATCGCGAATACCATACAACGGATCCAAGGGAAGGGAACGCCATGTACACGGTCACATTCACAGACGGTAAGACCCTGCAGCTACCCGCGGCACGCGGCTATCGCATCGACAAGAAAACAGGAACACTCACAGTGTGGGGTAAACATTTCAGCACACTATGCGCATACCCAGCAGGACACTGGGCATCCATCAGCCAGGTCGCACATGAGGTAAACCAATGAGTGACACCGGAATGAAATACCTCCCAGTAATACCCCTCACCGCAAAACAGCTCAATGGCACCCACCTGGGTAAGGTCATACGAATAGACACCCCAGAGGGGTCATCCATACAAGGCCCCCTTGGAGAGATTAACTTCTACTGCTACGGCCCGCCCACTAAAACCCTAAGCGGAAAAGAAACACTCGAACCAATCGAAGTAAAACTCACCATCAAACCCTTCGGTATCATCACCGTCTCAGCTGACAACCCCGTCACAATCAACCCATAGCGACCATGACCTGGGACACAGACCGTAGCCAACGACTGCCAGACAACTGGGAAACCATACGCCAACACGTCAAAGCACGAGCACACGGACGATGCCAAGCACGACTCCACAACGGCACACAATGCACAGCCAAAGGAACCGACTGCGACCACATACAACACGGCGACAACCACAACCTCGACAACCTGCAATGGCTCTGCCGCTGGCACCACAAGCAGAAAACACGACAAGAAGCACAACAAGAACTCGCCATCATGCAACGCAAAAACAAACCACGCAAACCACAACACCCCGGACTTACAGACCCCACCGGTGGGGACCCCCTACCCGGGGCCCCTTCGCCACTATAAGGTGCTGTCGGTTTTTGTTTGTACGGGTCTGGGGATTTTTGCCTAGAGGGGCAGGAGCTGGCCTTTCTGCCATGTTCTGCCTGTTATGGTGATGTAGCGTGCTCTGCTGTAGAACTCGACTGGCTGGCCTTGCCATGTGCGTCTGAATCCTGCCTGCTCCGGGGCTGTTCCCCAGATGTGCAGGCCGTCGCCGCTTGGACTGATCTCGATGTAGTTGCCTTGGTATTGGCTGACGATGATGGAAGCGCCTTCGGTGAGTTGCCCGTCATGCAGGCAGTGATCGAGGTCAATGCATCCGATGCCCGCGCCGACCATGTAGCCGAGCTTGTTGCCCTGCTGTTTTGCGGTCTGGTAGTCGCTCCATGTTGCTGGGTCGGTACTGGAGGCGTATGTGCCTGTGTTGGGGTTGATGGGGATCTTGCGATTGTTGGCGAGAGTCCAGTTGACCCATCGGTGTTGTGTGGTGAGTTGTTGCGGTATGTCGGTTTTGCGGTGTGCTGCTACTCGGCATCGTGTGGAGCAGTATCGTTTGGTTGTTCGGGATGTGATTGGCAGTTCCTTCCCGCATTCCTCGCATGTTCTCATGACTCTATTGTAACGCTAATTTCGTTGATATTCAAACGATTGGGGGTTTGGAATGGCTGGTATAGGTCCTCCTCCGAAGGCTCCTGGCAAGCGTGCTCGGAGCAATGGCGAGCGTTCTCCGTTGAAGGTTGTGGAGGCTCCAGCTGTAGTTCAGCCGGATCTTCCCGAGTTCGATGTGCAGGTGAGTGTCGATGGTGATTTGGTTTCACAGAAGTTCGTGTGGCCTGAGCAGACACGTCGCTGGTGGAGCATGTGGAAGGATAGCCCGCTTTCTGCGGATTTCACTCAGACGGATTGGGATTTTCTTCTCGATACCGCCCGAATCCATGCGGCGTATTGGATGGGTGACCTTAAACAGGCTTCCGAGCTTAGGTTGAGAGTCGCCAAGTTTGGTGCGACGCCAGAGGACAGGGCACGGTTGCGCATCGCGTTCTCACCGGCTTCCGATGCTGCTGATGACGTTCGAGTGCCGAACGATATCGATTCCGCGCGATCTCGACGCAATGGTGCCAGGAGACTTTCTGTGGGGGAGTAGCGATGCCGTGGAGACCCTATGACGAGTTGGAGGAGTTTCCCACGCTCGGATACCTGGTCGCCGATTGGATGACATCGTATCTGCTGCGTCCTGATACGCCTGATGTGCAGCCGTTCGTGCCGACACAGGAGCAGATTGATTTTCTGGTGGACTTGTATGAGATCGATCCGGAGACCTGTAAGCGTGTGAAGCATCGCGCGGTGCTTTCCCGTCCTAGAGGGTGGGGCAAGTCGCCGTTCGTGGCGGCGATAGCCTGCGTGGAGGGCATGGGGCCGGTATTGTGCGACGGGTGGGATTCTTCGGGTCAGCCCGTGGGTGTCCCATGGAGCGAGCGCAGGACTCCGTTGGTGCAGGTGACTGCCACCACCGACGACCAGACAGCGAATACCTGGGACCCGTTGTTGGAGATGCTGCGTGGTTCACCCGCACAGGATGAGTACGGGGTGGACGCCATGGATACGTTCGTTGCCCTTCGACGCGGGCGTATTGAAACGCGCACTTCATCAGCTACCGCAATCAAAGGTGCGAGAGCAGTGGCCGCGATCATGGATCAGACGGAAACGTGGTTGCCTTCGAATGGTGGTCAGAAGCTCGCTAAGACACTGCGCAATAATGCCACGAAGCTCGGTGGCGTGACTATCGAAACACCGAATGCCTACACGGTCGGCGAGAATTCCGTCGCGGAGACCACCGCTCGCTTCCACGAGCAGGTCACGCTCGGCAGAGTGAAGAAGGAAGCCGCCCGAACCATTCTTTATGACCATCGTGGCGCTCCACTGGATACGGACATCGCAGACAGGAAATCATTGGTTACCGGCTTGCGTATCGCGTACGGTGATTCGTCGGGCGACTCGCATGGCTGTCTGATACACGACCCCCCGTGCTCTCCTGGGTGGGTTGATGTGGAGCGTACTGCTGACGACTTCTGGAATCCTGACAGCGATCCCGCTGAGATGTGCGCGGACTTCCTCAATCAGATCAGTAGCGCTTCGGATGCATGGCTCACGCAGCCGGAGGTGAGGGCGATCGCGGACACCGGCAAATCGGTCGGTACCAACGAGCCGATCACACTGGGGTTCGACGGTTCAGAAGGCAGGAAGATAGGCATCGCCGATTCGACGGTGCTCATCGGATACTCAATCACCCAGCATCATCTGTTCACCATCGGAATATGGGAACAGCCGGACGGGCCCAAGGGCGAAGGCTGGCAGCCGCCGAGACTTGAGATCGAACAGACCGTGCAACAGTGGTTCTCCACGCACAATGTGGTCGGTTTCTACGCCGATCCTTCCGCTGGCTGGGCCGGTGATGTCAAGGATTGGGAAGCGAAGTATTCACGCAGACTCAAAGCCAAGATCAGCTCGAACGAGCCTATCCGCTGGCCTCAGCGCAACGTGTCCAATACGTGTGAGGCATTTGCCGATCTGCTTGCCGCGATCCAGCAGAAGCAGA